CGATACTTCATCTGCGGGGAAAACAGGTCCTCTTCCGCAAGGGCAAGTAAATAGAACTCTTGGAACAAATTTTCCCAAATTATATGCTAGTAGAACAAAATCAGCAGGTGGAAATTTAGTTAATGCTACTCAAAATGTTCAATATGAAATTATAAAGCCCAATATACAAACTATGTCCATAACTGGAACAAATATTAGCGGGGCAATTAGAACTGTTTCTGGAACTAGTGTAGATGGAACAGAAATATCATTCCAAGACGAAGGATTTGTCAATATTGATCTTGATAAATCTTATTATTTTGATTCTCCTAGACTAATCTGTTCAAAGGTGAACGAGAATAACATGTTATCCACGCTTCCTGGAAATAAATCTTTAACTTTAAATTTAAATCTAACCACATCCGATTCTTTCATTTCTCCTGTTGTTGATTTGGATAGGGTTTCTATGATTTTAACAACTAATAGAATTAATAGTCCTATTCAAAATTACATTACCGACAATAGGGTTAATAATTTAGATGATGACCCTTCTTCTTTTGTTTATGCCACAAATATCATACAATTAGAACTTCCTGCAACTTCACTGAAGGTAATTGTTTCTGCACATATAAATCTTTATAGTGACGTAAGGATGCTCTATTCAATAAAAAATGATTCCAAAGAAAAAGATATTTATAATTTATTCCCAGGATACTCAAACATTACAAATGATGGTAAAAGAATTATTTCAGAATCTTTAAGTGATGGAACTTCTGATAAAAAAATTGTTAAGACTAGCGCAGTTGGATATGAATCATTTGATTTAGGATACCGAGACTATGAGTTTACGGTTTCAAATTTACCACCTTTCAAATATTTTAGTATTAAAATGGTCGGATCTGGAACCAATCAAGCTTTCCCACCAAGATTTTCTGATTTTAGAGTTATTGCCTTAGCATAATATGAAATATTATAAGGTTGAAGGTCACGCAAACTTAATAAGAGATGATAAAACTAAAGCTATTTTGAATACAAATGAAAGTGACTACGAGAATTATATAAGAAAAAGAGAAATAAAAAAAAATGAAGATGAAAGGATTTCTAGTTTAGAAAATAATGTAAATATGATTAAAAGTGATCTTGATGAAATTAAGAATCTATTAAGGAGTTTGGCAAATGAATCCTGATAAAATATCTTTAGAAAATATGAGTAAATTGTTTGAATATGAAAAACTTTCTAGAGACATAGATAGTATAGATGATCTTGAAATTCTTAAGAATCTAGCGAAATCTTATGTTAAATTATATTTAAAACAACAAGAAGTAGTTGCAGAGTTTAAAATCTAATGGCACAACCATCTACTCGACAAGAACTTATTGAATACTGCAAAAGAAAACTGGGCGCTCCAGTTTTGGAGATTAATGTTGCAGATGAACAAATTGAAGATCTAGTAGATGATGCGGTGCAGTTTTTTCAAGAAAGACATTTTGATGGGGTATATCCAACTTTTTACAAGTATAAAGTAACTCAAGCAGATATAGATAGAGGAAGAGCAGGAACTGCAAGTAACGCGGCTAGTTCTGTAGGTATTGCAAGTACATCGGCAACTGCAAATATAGTCGGAACTGAAACTACATTTAATTTTTACGAGAATAGTAATTATTTACAAATGCCTCCAAATATTATTGGAGTGAACAAAATTTTTATCTTTGACGGAGCAAATACTATTACACACAATATGTTTAGTGTAAAGTATCAATTATTTCTTAATGATATTTACTATTGGGGAACAACTGAACTTCTAAGTTATGCAATGGTCAAAACATACTTAGAAGATCTTGATTTTCTTTTGAATACACAAAAGCAAATAAGATTTAATAAAAGACAAGATAGACTATATTTGGATATAGATTGGAGTTCGGTAAGAGCAGATCAGTTTTTTATTATTGATTGCTACTCAACTCTTGATCCAAATGATTATTCAAGAGTTTGGAACGATTCTTTCTTAAAACCATATCTTACTTCATTGATTAAAAAACAATGGGGCCAAAATATGATGAAATTTACCGGAGTTAAACTTCCAGGTGGCGTTGAGTTAAATGGCAGACAAATGTATGACGATGGCCAGAAAGAGATTGATACTTTAATGGAAAAAATGTCAAACACTTATGAACTTCCTCCTCTAGATATGATAGGTTAATCATATGCTCAATCCATTCTTTCTTCAAGGTTCTAAAGCAGAGCAAGGTCTAATACAAGACCTGATTAATGAGCAATTAAGAATGTATGGTGTTGAAGTTCATTATCTTCCGAGGCAGTTTATCACAGAAAAAACGGTCATAAGGGAAGTCATAGAATCGGAGTTTAACAATGCTTACCCAATTGAGGCATATGTAGATACTTATGAAGGATATAGCGATAATCCAACTATTTTATCAAAATTTGGCATTCAAGCACTTAACGAAATAACTTTAACTATTTCTAGAGAAAGATTTAAAAATTATATTTCACCTTTAATTCAAAGTCAACCAAACATAAAAGTATCAAGTAGACCAAAAGAGGGAGATTTAATTTATTTTCCTTTAGGTAAAAGGTTATTTGAAGTTAAGTACGTGGAACATGAAAAACCATTTTATCAACTTCAAGGATTATACACCTATCAACTAAGATGCGAACTCTTCAGATATGAAGATGAAATTATTGATACAAGTATTGATGAAATTGATGAACTTATTGGTGGAAATGATTCAACAGATCCTGATAAGGTTCCGGTTGGTAACATCGTAAATCTTACAATGTCTGGGATTGGAGTTACTGCAGAAGCAACTACAGCAATAGTGAATGGTGGGGTAAGATACATTACGGTAACAAATCGTGGTGGTGGATATACAAGTACACCAACTATTGGAATTTCCTCAGCTCCTTCTGGAGGAGAAACTGCAACTGCGATTGCTAAAATGATTAGTGGCATAGTTGCTTGTAATACTAATATAAATCCAAAATCACAATCTGTACAAGAAGTATTGATCACAAATGCAGGATATGGATATACAGTTGCTCCTCAAGTGAGATTTATTGAAGGTGGTGGAAAAGGAGCGACAGGTATTGCATCAATAGGAGATGGTGTTGTTGGTATTATTACAGTTACAAATTCGGGATCTGGATATGTAAATTCACCATCTATTACATTTACAGGAGTATCTACAGTATCTGCAGCTGCAACGGCAGTTGTTTCTGTGGCAGGAACAATAACATCAATTAGAATTACAAACGCTGGTCTTGGATACACTGTCCCTCCAACGATTACAATTGGAAATCCTGCACTTACTTCATCTGGAAATTTTGTATTTAATGAAATTGTAACAGGATCTCAAAGTGGGGTTACTGCAAGAGTTAAATCTTGGAACTCTGTGACAAATGTTCTGCAAGTTTCAAACTTAACTGGAGAATTTAAACTCGGAGAAAACGTTGTAGGTTCCGCCTCAAGTGCATCTCATTATTTACGTTCAGTTAACTCACTAGTATCAAAAACTGATGATGGTTATGTCACAAATGATGAAATTGAAGAAGAAGCAAATGACATTATAGATTTTAATGAGACTAATCCTTTTGGGATGCCGTAAGTTATATAAATATTAGTTATTAATTTGATTAAACAGTAGTATCATAAGTTAGCAGTATGTTTGAGTATTTTTATCACGAAATTTTAAGAAGAACTGTAATTGCTTTTGGTTCTTTATTTAATGAGGTAACTATTAAGCATAAAAATAACTCTAACGATGTTGTTAGCGTTATTAAAGTTCCTCTTGCATATGGACCAACTCAAAAGTTTCTTGCAAGATTAAATCAATCGCCAAATTTGAACAAACCAGTACAAATTACATTGCCAAGAATGTCTTTTGAATTTACTGGATTAACTTATGATTCCTCTAGAAAATCAACAACGACACAATATTTTACTGCAAAGTCTGTATCAAATGGTACAGAAATAAAAAAAGCATATCTTCCAGTTCCATATAATATGCAATTTGAGTTGAGTATTATGTGCAAATTAAATGATGATGCTCTTCAAATTGTAGAACAAATTCTTCCATACTTTCAACCTGCTTATACAATGACTGTTGATTTGGTTGACACGATTAACGAAAAAAGAGACATTCCCGTAATTCTTGAAAATATAACAATGCAAGATGATTATGAGGGAGATTTTACTACTAGAAGAGTTTTAATTTATACACTAAGATTCACAGCAAAAACTTATATCTTTGGTCCAGTTTCTTCTGCAACAAAAGATATTATCAAAAAGGCAAACATTGGGTATATTTCTGGAGATCTCACTTCTTCACCAACAAGGGAAGTTGTATATTCTGCAGAACCAAGAGCAATTCAAAATTATACAGGTACTATTGTTACCAATTTGAGTAAGGATATATCAACTACAGACACTTCAATTACGGTAAATGATGCAAGTGCAATTTTAGTCAATACATATCTTGATTTGGAAGGCGAGGAAGTTTATGTAATTGGAATTACTGACAATGATCTTACTATCGAGAGAGGAAAAGACAATACAACAATTACAGCACACTTGGCAGGTTCTCCAATTAAATCAATAACTGCAGCAGATAATGCACTTATTGAAGAAGGGGATGATTTTGGATTTAGTGGATCTCTTAGTTGACTATGAAAATGACAAAAAAGTTTGATAAGCTCAATGAAACTTTTAATGTAGATGGGGAGATAGTTCCTGTCGAATCCGAGGCGATTATTGAAAAGATAGAAACAATATCGACAGTAGTTGATGATATTAAAAAAGACTATGATTATACTAGAGGAAATCTTTATTCTATTATAGAAAAAGGACAAGAAGCAATTAATGGAATTCTTGAACTTGCACAAGAAAGTGAGATGCCGCGTGCTTATGAAGTTGCAGGTCAATTAATTAAGAACGTCGCTGATGCAACGGATAAGTTAATGGATCTTCAGAAAAAACTCAAAGATATTGAAGAAGAAAAACAAAAAGGACCCACAACAGTTAATAATGCACTTTTTGTTGGATCTACAGCAGAATTGGCAAAACTTCTAAAGCAACAAACTGAGGGAAGTGTAGAATAATAAATATAAAAAGATATTCATTTTTTTATGCCCAAAATCAAGTCGCATAAAACAGTTGAGCAAATTGCAAAGAAGCATCGTCTTGACGTTTCTTTTATACAAAAGCAACTTGATATAGGCGAACCCATTGAGCATGAGCATACTCAAGATCATGAACTTGCTATGAATATTGCCCTTCAACATCTTGATGAAATTCCGGATTATTATACTCGTCTGAAAAAAATGGAAGCAAGTGCCAAAAAGCATCATAAAAAATTTAAAGATGTTACTGAGGAGGGTCTTCGCGACTGGTTTGGAAAATCTAAATCAAAAGATGGCAAATCTGGTTGGGTAAATGTAGTAACTGGTGGAACATGTGCAAGTGATGAACCCGGAGAAGGAACTCCCAAATGCGTCTCTTCTGCAAAAAGAGCAAGTATGACTTCGGCAGAAAGGATTTCTGCTTCGAAGAGAAAAAAAGCAGCAGATCCTGGGCAACAAGAAAAGACAGGTGCTGCAAAACCAACCTATGTTTCCACAGATTCACCTAAAAAGAAAATGAAAGAAGAAATGGAAGTACGAGAAGCAAAAGATAAACCAAGTAAAGGTAGTGGTAAAAAAGATGCTTGCTATCATAAAGTAAAGTCTCGTTATAGCGTTTGGCCAAGTGCATATGCATCCGGTGCTTTAGTCAAATGCCGTAAGGTTGGTGCTGACAATTGGGGAACTAAATCAGAGGAAATTGAAGAACAAAGATACTGCCCATTGTGCGACAAAAGAGAGACAAGATCTGAGTGTTCTTATGGAGAAAAAGCCTGGGACAAGGTTTCGGTGAAAGATGAAGAGTATTCAATGGCAAGATCTGAATTAAAAACCATTGTGAATGCAGTAAAAAGACTTCAAACAAAAGTTGGTAAGGGTGAAGGTGATTTAGAGGCATGGGTACAATCCAAGATTACCAAAGCAGCAGATTATATTGATACGGCAGCAGATTATGTAAATAGTGGAGAAATGGAAGAGCAAAAATTGGTCGATAAAATTGTAGATGAAATGAAGTGTTGGTCAGGATATAAAAAGAAAGGAACTCAAAAGTTATTTGGAAAAACTTACAATAGATGCGTAAAGGCAGAGAATGTGACCATTGAAGATATGGATGGAAATACTTTTGCAGAAGTTATTGATTTGATTAAACCAGAACCAATCAAAGGATTTAAGTCTCAAGTAGATGAGGCAACAAGACTTCAAGCGCAAACTGGAAATGTTGTGGCAGTAACTCTTCTTTGGAGAGGAAAATATTATTCACTAAAAATGTTTTTCCCTCAAATTAAAACCCCATCTCGTCAAGAAATTAATGATGAATTGCAAAAAGTTTATCCAGGTTCAAAAGTAATTCATCACACAGTGTCTGAATTTACTTCTGGAGAACCAATTATTCAAGCATTTGGACCACAGGGAGGAAGTTCCGCAAAACCAGGACCAAGCAGAGCATATGTAAAACCATATAGTGAACAAGTCGAATTTGATGAAGATTGGCAAAAAGTCAACCGTCAAGATAAAACTGCGGGGTTGAGCAAATCAGCTGTTGCTGCATATCGCAGAGAAAATCCAGGTTCAAATCTTCAAACTGCAGTTACTGAAAAAAATCCCAAAGGTAAAAGAGCAAATCGTCGTGCTTCATTTTGCCGACGTATGAAAGGAATGAAGTCCAAACTTACCTCAGCAAAAACAGCAAGAGATCCTGACAGCAACATTAACAAAGCACTCCGTCGTTGGAATTGTAACTAATAAGTAGGTTTTATATGTCAAATGATGTTTATTTGGGTAATCCTTTACTTAAAAAGGCAAACACTCCTATTGAATTTACTCAAGAACAAATTATTGAGTTTGTCAAGTGTAAAGATGATCCTGTTTACTTTGCAAACAATTATGTAAAGATCGTAACACTGGATCATGGTCTACAGACTTTTAAACCATATCATTTTCAAGAGAAGTTAATTAATAACTTTCACAATCACAGATTTAATATCTGTAAGATGCCACGACAGACTGGCAAATCTACTACTGTGGTATCTTTTTTGCTTCACTATGCAGTTTTCAACGATAACGTGAATATTGGTATTCTTGCAAACAAAGCAGCAACAGCAAGAGAACTTTTGGATAGACTTCAGACTGCTTATGAGAATCTTCCCAAGTGGATGCAACAGGGTATTATTTCTTGGAATAAAGGTTCTCTAGAACTTGAAAATGGATCTAAGATTTTGGCAGCATCAACATCTGCTTCTGCTGTTCGAGGAATGTCATTTAACATTCTATTCTTGGACGAATTTGCATTCGTTCCAAATCACATTGCAGATTCATTCTTCGCATCGGTATATCCCACAATTACTTCAGGTAAACAAACTAAAGTTATTATAGTTTCTACTCCACATGGTATGAATCATTTTTACCGTATGTGGCACGACGCAGAAAAAGGTAAAAATGAATACGTATTCACCGATGTTCATTGGTCGGAAGTTCCTGGAAGAGACGAGGAATGGAAAAAGCAGACTATTGCAAATACATCTGAGCAGCAATTTAAAGTTGAGTTTGAGTGTGAATTTTTAGGATCTGTAGATACTCTCATTGCTCCATCAAAACTCAGAAGTCTCGTCTATGACCACCCAAAGACCAGCAGCGGCGGTTTAGACGTTCACGAAGATTCTATAGACGATCACGACTACCTAATGACTGTAGACGTTGCTAGGGGGGTAGGAAACGATTATTCGGCATTTACTGTTATTGATATCACTACATTTCCTCACCAAGTGGTCGCAAAGTATAGAAACAATGAAATTAAACCAATGCTTTTCCCAAGTATTGTCGTAGATGTTGCAAAAAGTTATAATAGTGCATACATCTTATGTGAAGTAAATGATGTTGGAGATCAGGTAGCATCAATTATTCACTATGACTTAGAATATAACAATCTTCTTATGTGCTCAATGCGAGGAAGAGCTGGTCAAATCGTGGGTCAAGGATTTTCTGGAAAGAAGACTCAATTGGGCGTAAAAATGTCCAAGACTGTTAAAAAAGTTGGATGTCTCAACTTAAAAACTATGATCGAAGAAAGTAAACTCCTTTTCAAAGATTATGAAATAATGAGTGAATTGACCACATTTATTCAGAAGCATAATTCTTTTGAAGCAGAAGAAGGATGCAATGATGACTTAGCAATGTGCCTTGTAATATATGCTTGGTTAGTAGCTCAAGATTACTTTAAAGAACTCACTGACCAAGATGTAAGAAAACGGTTATATGAAGAGCAGAAAAATCAAATAGAACAAGATATGGCACCTTTTGGATTTATTGCCGATGGATTAGATGAAAATAGTTTTGTGGATAATGATGGAGATAGATGGTTTACTGATGAATACGGAGATCGTGCATATATGTGGGAATACTTATCCTAATGGACATCGATAAACAAATAAGATTAGGTCATTTATTATTGACAGATCGAAAGTGTAGAACCTGCAAAGAAATGAAGAATTTAGTCGGAGAATTTTATAGAACACGAAAAGATAGAGGTCCGGTTGCATCTTCATACTCTTATGAGTGTAAAGAATGCACTATAAAGAGAGTTGTTAACTCAAGGAAAATCAATCCCCAAGTTATAGAAATTGAATATCCTGATTGGTAAATATTCACGTCGTGTTTCCTTCCACGTAAAGTATCTTTTTAATAAATAATTTTTAGTTAACTGAGATTTACGGAGAAAAACATGGCGACTCCTCAATTATCTCCAGGCGTACTCGTCAGAGAAGTTGATTTAACTGTAGGAAGAGCTGATAATGTATTAGATAACATTGGAGCTATCGCAGGACCCTTTGTTACTGGACCAATTGATGAATCAGTCGATATTACTACAGAAAATGAACTGATTAATGTATTTGGAAAACCAGCTTTAGAAGATCGCCAATATGAATATTGGATGAGTGCATCTTCCTACTTATCATATGGAGGCGTTCTTAAAGTAGTTAGAACTGACGATATCAATCTCGTAAACGCTAATGCAATTAGAAATGCATCTGGGGTTTCAACAGTAGGAACACCATCACTTAAAATTAAAAACTTCAATGATTATGAAAGAAACCACGCAGATGATATTGCGAATTATATTTTTGCGGCAAAAACTCCAGGTTCTTGGGCAAATAAACTTAAGGTTTGTATAATTGACGGCAAAGCTGATCAAACTATTGGAATTAATACTTCGGATTTAAATAGACTCGGTGCAATTGTTGGGCATGGTGTTACTATAGGTCTGAATAATGTAGATGTTATAGAGTCTGGAATATCGACTACTTTTACTGGTTATCTAAAAGGAATCATCACAGGTATTAATACATCTACAAATGATGAAGAATCCTCCACGATAGATGTTAAAATTACGTCTAGGGTTGAAAATCCATATACTAAATTTGATCGAGTTACAGCCAGAACTGTAAGTGCAGGCATTACTAGCACCGCCACTACAATTCCCATATCTGGTTCAGACTTAACTAGAGTAATAAATACTAGAAATACATTTTCAATTGTAGGTGTTGTAACTAATCGCTCTATTGTTAGTGTTAGTGCAAATTCCATAACAATTGCAGGACCTGGTATTGGAAGAACGGTTGCTAGAGGGACGGAAATTGTATTTAACAACCCATTTCCAGTTGCATCTCAAGAAACTCCTATTGATTATTCTATTAACAATCAAACAAGATCTATTTTTGTAGGTAATCAACTAGGATTTGTAGCAGCAGGAAGAACTACTCCAGTTGCAAGTAATCCTCTTTATACAGTTACAACAGCAAAAGATTGGTATGATAATCAAATTATTGATTTAGACAATATTTCGATTTATTGGAATTCTATTGCACCAAAACCAGCAACATCACAATACGTTGCAGGTAGAAATGGTAAAAATGATGAAATTCATGTAGCTATTATTGACGATGTTGGAGCAGTTACTGGAATTCAAGGCAATCTTCTCGAAAAGTATATTGGACTTTCTAAAGCAACTGACGCGATTTCTGCAATTAATTCTCCACAAAACATTTGGTGGAAAAACTATATTGCAACGTATTCAAAGTATGTTTATGTTGGGGATAATCCATCAGATGATTTAAATCCAAATGAAAATATTTTAACAGCTGGATTTACAAGAGGATTTATTGGAATTACCACCGCACAGGGTCAGTGGAACACAGAGTCACAAAATAGAACATATAATGCTATTGGAAATGTAGTATATACTTTAGATGGAGGTCAAAATTACAACGACGTTCCCACTTCTGATGGATCTGCTATTATTCCAGGATATTCGGCAACTCTTGGAAATTTACTCGAATCATATAGTATTTTTTCCAATAGAGATGAAGTTCCGATTGATTATTTAATCATGGGTCCGGGACTAGGAACTAAACTTGAGTCCCAATCAAAAGCAAATTATCTAATCTCTATTGCAAATCAAAGAAAAGATTGTATTGCAGTAATTTCTCCTCATCGTGCAGATGTTGTTGATATTACTAATACAAATACTCAGACAGATAACGTTATTTCGTTTTTCTCAGAACTCTCTTCTACATCTTATGCAGTATTTGATTCTGGATATAAGTATACTTATGATAGATTTAATAATAAATTTATATACCTTCCATGTAATGCTGATATTGCAGGATTAATGTGCCGCACCAATATTGTCGCATATCCTTGGTTCTCTCCTGCAGGTCAGCAGAGGGGCATTTTAAACAATGCTGTTAAACTTGCCTTTAATCCAAACAGAGCACAGAGAGATAGACTTTATCCACAAAGAATTAATGCTATCGTGAGTCAACCTGGTATTGGAATTCTTCTCTTTGGAGATAAGACTGCTCTTGGATATGCTTCTGCATTTGATAGAATTAATGTTCGTCGCCTATTCCTCACTATTGAACAAGCACTTCAAAGATCTGCTCAGGCACAACTCTTCGAACTTAACGATGAGATTACCAGAGCAAACTTCAGAAACATTGTTGAACCATATCTTCGCGATGTTCAAGCAAAGCGTGGTCTTTACGGATTCTTAGTAGTCTGCGATTCTTCAAATAACACTCCAGATGTTATTGATAACAATGAATTTAGAGCAGATATTTACCTGAAACCTGCTAAATCTATTAACTATGTAACCCTTACTTTTGTTGCCACCAGAACAGGAATAAGTTTTGAAGAAGTTGCCGGTACTGTTTGATTTTAAATAAAACCACCAAAGGAGGAACTAAAAAATGGCAAACTCAATTCAGGATTTTAAATCAGCACTCATTGGGGGCGGTGCCCGCCCCAATCTATTTGAAGTAACAATTCCATCACCACCAAGTGCAGTAAATTTAACTGAAAATTTCCCCATTTTATGTAAAGCAGCTGCATTACCAGCATCAAACATTGCATCAATTGATGTTCCCTTTAGAGGAAGAACATTTAAGGTTGCTGGAGACAGAACTTTTGACACTTGGACTGTTACAATCATCAATGATCAAGATTTTCTTATCAGAGATGCAATGGAAGCATGGATGCAGTCAATTGGACAATACGCAGATGCAAGTGGTTTTACCAATCCATCCGACTATATGTGCAGTGCTTTTGTTAAGCAATTCAAGAGAGGAAGAAGTTCTGTAGGAAAAAATACTCCTACGGGATCTGGACTTGAAGTTGCTGCAACTTACAAGTTCTATGATATCTTTCCAACTAACATTGCTGCAATTGATCTTTCATATGATAGCGCAGATACTATTGAAGAGTTCACTGTTGAGTTCCAAGTTCAATACTGGACTCCTTCAACTGAGGAAGCATAATAAATAGATAAAAGAACGAAGTTAAAAAATAAATTATGGCGAAACTTTTTGGTTTTTCGATTGAAGATAACGAACCATTATCTCCCGGTGTTGTTTCCCCTGTTCCTCCAAATAAGGAGGACGGGGTTGATCACTACCTGAGTAGTGGTTTTTTTGGTTCGTATGTAGATATTGAAGGTGTATATAGAACAGAATTTGATCTTATCAAAAGATATCGTGAAATGGCACTGCATCCAGAATGTGATAGTGCTATTGAAGATATTGTAAATGAAGCAATTGTATCTGATACAAATGATAGTCCCGTTCAGATTGATTTGGATAATTTAAACGCAAGTGATGGTATTAAAAAGAAGATTAGACAAGAATTTAAGTATATTTTAGAACTTTTAGATTTTGATAAAAAGTCTCACGAAATCTATAGGAACTGGTATGTTGATGGAAGACTTTATTATCATAAAGTTGTAGACCTCAAGAATCCAGAAGCAGGAATACAAGAACTAAGGTATATTGACGCAATGAAAATGCGTTATGTTCGTCAGGCAATTAAAAAAGAAGATAACAAATACAGAGTTTCAAATAGGAATATTGATAATCCAATGGATTATGATTTTCCTGAGATTGAAGAATATTTTATCTATGAACCAAAAATGACCTATCCAACAGGAACTCCAGCTCCTGGAAATTTGGGTGGATCAAACTCTGGCGTCAAAATGACCAAAGATTCGGTCACTTATTGTACATCTGGGCTTGTAGACCGAAATAAAGGATCAACTCTTTCATATCTACATAAAGCAATCAAATCACTCAATCAACTTCGTATGATTGAGGATTCTTTGGTTATCTATCGTCTTTCTCGTGCTCCAGAAAGAAGAATTTTTTACATTGATGTAGGTAATCTCCCTAAAGTAAAAGCAGAACAATATCTCAGAGACGTAATGATGAGATATCGTAATAAGCAAGTTTATGATGCAAGCACCGGAGAAATTCGTGATGATAAGAAATTTATGGCTATGCTTGAGGATTTCTGGCTTCCAAGAAGAGAAGGTGGCAGAGGAACCGAAATCTCAACACTTCCAGGTGGACAAAATCTTGGAGAAATTACAGATATTGAATACTTCAAGAAGAAACTTTATCGTTCTCTAAATGTTCCTCCTTCAAGAATGGATGGAGAAGGTGGATTCAATCTCGGTCGTTCATCGGAAATTTTACGTGATGAAGTTAAATTCAGCAAATTTGTTGCTCGTCTGAGAAAGAGATTCTCATATATGTTTAGTGATATGCTGAGAACTCAATTGATTCTTAAAAATATTATTACTCCAGAGGACTGGAATAAAATGGATGAGCATATTCAATATAACTTCCTCTATGATAATCACTTTGCAGAACTTAAGGATGCAGAGTTACTTAATGAAAGATTGAATATGGTTCAGATTGCAGAACCTTATGTTGGTAGGTATTTCTCTCAAGATTATGTAAGAAGGAAAGTTCTTCGCCAAACTGATGTCGAAATTCTGGAACAAGATGCTCTTATTAAAAAAGAAATTAAAGAAGGAATAATTCCAGATCCTAATCAACCAATTGATCCACAAACAGGATTACCACTCGATCAAACTTCACAGATGGTTCTTGGCCAACCAGTAATGGAACCCGATTTAAGATCTCAAGAAAAAACAACTGAAGTTAATGCGAAAGCAGTAGAAATGCCCAAGGGCGGTGAGATATAAATAACAACGATTGCTTAATTTAAAACTATGGATGATTTACTGGATATGATTGCTACTGACGAATCACCTTCGCAGATCAGTGATAAAATCAAAGACCTTTTGTTTGCAAAAGCAGCAGAAAAAGTTGATGATTTTCGTCCTGCCGTAGCAAATGCAATGTTCAATAGCGAAACAGAAGAGGAAGAATGAAATCTTTTAAGCAGTTCATCTCAGAGTCTGTAAATATTTCTGGAGACTTTACCGGAAATCTTTACATTAATTCTTCTCAACCAGAGCAACAATCGGTTGGTGAGGAATATGTTGCAGATGTTCTGTGGAACGGAAGTCTCTATAGAATGGAATTAA